AAGTTCACTTTCTAAGTCGAACTGATATAAGTAGAAGGGAACCTACGGGTTCCCTTTTTTAATGGGAAATAATATGAAGTTTGAAGATTACTACAAGGAATTCTGTGAAGTCTTTGGTCATCCCTTATGGCATATGCCAATGATGTTGATAGGTGTATTTTTTATGATAGAACTAATGCATATAAATGAACATTACAATATGGAAAGAGGTGATGCTCATGGATATTGTGGTCAAAAAGAATGGGTTAAAAAATTACAAGATGAATATTATTGACAATGTTGAGAAAATAATATATAATTAGCCTCAGGGAAAATCGACTTTCTGTTTCAAAAAAAGTCGATAAAAAAATTCGGACCATTTTTTGTCAAATACCTTTTTATGATTGATATAGTAGAAGCGATTCTGAAGAAAGAACTCTATATGGGGTATATCTTCGGAATCATGATTTTGGGCGGTTTCATCCGACAATACCATGTGCTAGATGACGTATATTCGCTTGCAAAGCGATATGTGCGAGATAATCGAATTATGATTATTATCACATCTATCCTAGGGGGTGTTTTGCCCATTCCAGGCAGAGTTGCTTTATCAGCACCTTTATTGGACGCTATAGCACCTCCAGACAAGCGTAAAAGGAGCGAATTTGGCATTATCGACTATTTGAGCACACACCACTATTACTGGTGGTCTCCACTCGAAAAAACGATAATATTGCCAATGGCGGCTTTAGGTATAACTTATGCTCAAATGCTAAGTTACACATTTGTCCCATTATGCATTTGTTTGGGATATACGTGGTGGTACATATTTACGAAAGTTGACCCAAGATCGGTGATTCCCGATATGAGCAATATTCGTGAATTTGACTGGCAAAGGGCATTACGAGGATGGGCACCGTTTATTGCAACATTGTGGTTCTTACTAACAGTTGGAAAAGCAGGTGCACCCTTCTTTTTCCCTTGGTTTGCTGCTATGGCATGTTATTACAGTATTCTCTGTAAAGACTGGAATTGGGGTAAGTACTTAGATGGCAAATTCGCTATTATTGCGACTGTTGTTCTTGCTCTAGGTGGTGTCGTAGGACTTATCAAAGAACCAGTTATGGCATACCTTAAGTCAGCAGATCCTAGCATGATTATACCTGTTTCTATCGTTGGAGCATTGGCAGCATGGGTAATGGGGTCTTCTGGTAAATATGCAGGTATGACAAGTGCTTTGGTACTTATATTTGGTGATAAATATCTCGTCTGGTTTTTAGCAACAGAATATTCTGGATACCTCTTATCACCAGCACACAAGTGTTTGATGATAGGTCAGCAATACTTCGGTACACCGATTCGGAAGTATTATAAGGTTCTAGGTAGTCTCTGTGGAATTTTAATCGGATATGCATTCTTAACAACTTTCGTAGCATGAACTTTACGGTATATTCCAAGGATGGGTGCCCATTTTGCACCAAGATAGTTGAAATATTATCATTACAAAAATTCAATTATGTAGAATACAAATTAGATCAACATTTTGATACACCCTCCTTTCAACAGGAGTTTGGTAGTGACGCAACTTTCCCTCAAGTTCTGATTAATGGACAAAAGATGGGTGGATGTACAGAAACTGTTAAATACCTCCGAGAACACAATATGGTCTAAATGGAAAAAGAAGACGTATTAATTGACATCATAGAAAAGGTTGTCGATGACGCAATGTTTGCTCATAAGCATACCTTCAAAATGTACGACTACCTGATTCATAATAATCTAACGAAGAGAGATGTAGTAGATTTCCTTCAAACAGGAACTGCTAAAAATATACGAATAACATTAGAAGACCTTGATCTATTAATAGAAGGAGGTCATTCTGAAATGCGGGAAGCATACCCGAACTGGACAAGATCTGAAGCGAGAAAGATCAGAAAATACTTATACACAATACTTAGTGATGCTGAACAATACAAAGACCAAAAATCTCGGAGAGTACGCTCTAAATAGAGGTACAGAGATAATGTTGCCACGAAAGAGGAGGGTACCGCAACCAAGTTTGATTGATCGTACCTTTCGCCTACTAGATCGAAAGGTTCGTATTAGAATAGACATACGAAAGGAGGGATTCGATGGAAACTAGTGTAATACTGTTCTTTTCAGCAGTTGGAATGTTTATCACTCTAATATTGGGAGGTGTAATAGGATGGCAATACCACGAGGCCGTAACGACACATACATATAAGAGACAACTAGATAATTTGCACCCTGAATTCCTAGATGGAAATGGGGCATATATCCAAGAACAACTTCTGTCTGTTCGTTTTGCTGATCCTGAGGATTTGGTTGACGAAGAAGACGAGGTATGATATAATACTACTACATAGTGATTTGAAATGACAGCAAGAAAATTACCAAATGATGCACTGGTAACTGAAATACTTCAGAAGGTCTCTTCTGCCAAAACTAAGGCAGAGAAGATAGACCTTCTTCATGAGTATAATCAAGATGCTTTACGTGCAATCTTAATCATCAATTTTGATGAAACATTAGAATTTCTTCTACCACCTGGTGAAGTACCATTTACACCAAATGATGCTCCTGCTGGCACTGAACATACTCGTTTAACACATGAGTATAGAGGTCTATACAGGTTCTTTAAAGGTGGAGATAGTTCCATCAAAGGTATGAAGAGAGAGCAACTTTTTGTTCAACTATTAGAAGGACTTCATGAGGATGAAGCGAATCTTTTAGTTTCTGCCTGTAATAAGGACATACAATCAAAGTATAGAATTACTAAAGCAGTAGTTGCTGAAGCATTCCCCAAAATTGAATGGGGTAATAGAGGATGATATGGGAGAGTAATGATGAGATAGCACAGGTAAAAGATAAGTACACTGTGACTGTCCTTCATACCGCATGTGATGCTTCTCTTGCACAAAGCAAGAAATTACCCACTAATGCATGTATAGTTCATTACTTAGACATGAAGAAGGGGGAAGAACATTATTCTGACCATTACGATATAGTAATAGGCAGTAAAGTAGACATTTTCGATTGTTACTATGACAAACTCGGATCAAAACATCTCAAAGCCATCGGATTCTGTGGAGGGACAGTTTCTCCAGGAAATTTCGATACCAAATCATATCTCGCAGGAAGCCAATAACCTTTTTAAGGCAAAGAGGGAGAATCCTAAGGATTTTCTTTTTGAGCAAGAGAAGGTAGATGCAACTGACGATATTGAAGACTTAGCAGACAATCTCTTTGATGCACTATATGATCACACAAATAAATAGTGATATAGAACTATTAGATCTTCTAAAGGAGAAAGAACGCACTGGGGAAACTCAGTCAATGCGTTCCTTTTTGGTCTTTTGGAATCAGTATCCAATAGCTTCTGAACAAGTGCTAAACGAATGGAGAGGGTTTAAACACCACCATGAAAGACAAGAAAGCCGCAAAACGGTTAATAAAACTCGCTAAGGAACACCCTGACTGGTATACCATAAAAGATGTATGGTATGCTAAAATGATTAAAAAGAACTTAAAGCATGAACGTAAAATTGATAAGCGTAACGCCCGACGCAGAAAAGACGATGGGATACGTGGCGAGAGTGAGCAATCCCAACAACCAGTCGAATCCAGCAGTAGCTGGTTTGCTAGGTTATTGCATAAAGCACGGTCATTGGTCCGTCTTTGAGCAAGCACATATGACTGTGGAGATAGAGACCACTAGAGGTCTTGCTGCACAGATACTGAGGCATAGATCATTTACATTCCAAGAGTTTAGTCAGAGATATGCTGATACTAATCTGTTAGCAGAAGAGATCCCTATGTTTGATTTAAGGCATCAGGATACAAAGAATAGACAAAACAGTATAGATGATGTACCGAAGAACAAGAAGCAAGACCTTGAAGAGAAAATTGCAGAACATTTCGTTGCGTCAATGGATCTCTACAATGAACTCCTCGCTTCGGGTATTGCGAAGGAATGTGCGAGATTTGTTCTCCCGTTAGCAACACCGACACGTATATACATGACTGGTAGTGTTCGG